GTGCTAACAACACACGCCGATCCGCGTCGCGCGGATCGACCCATCCAGGAATGGAGTTCGACTCATGGCAGTCAAGAGAGGGAGTTCAGTTGCCTTTTCAGGTAACTGGAAGGCACGACTTGTGCCATCCTTCCCTTGGACGTATGGAACCACCACCCTCACCGATACTTACGACATGGTTACTTTCAGCCATCCGAAGTATCGTGGAGCATACGGTGACGCAGGCGGACCCTTCTTTCTCAAGAAGGTGAAGCACCACGTCCAAGAACAGGATTACGTGCGTGAGAATCCTAACACGCATGTGCACCTGTTCGAGGGTCCCATTATGCCTGGTTCTGTCCCGGGACATGCTTTCGGGATAGACCCGCTTACCGCCTCAGATAGTCAATTAGATACCTGGGGCGCTACGCTGGTGAACCATGCATTGCCAACAGTTCCGGCCTTCTCGCTCTCTCGTGCTTTAGGAGAGCTTAAGAAGGACGGTCTCCCGCATGTTGTGGGCATGTCCACACTGAAAGAGAAAACTGCGTACCTGAAATCTTCAGGAGACGAGTATCTCAATGTTCAGTTTGGATGGGCTCCACTCATGCAGGACCTTCGCAGTTTCGCTTCTGTTGTCAAATCCTCCAACAAACATGTTAGGGGATATGTCGCAGGGCGAGATGCTAGGGTCCGAAGGAGACGAACTCTACCAGCCACGTCGTCTTCAAGTTATTACACAGGAACGAACGGGATTTTACGCCCGACGAACCTGAACTTGAATGCGAATGTACATGCTGGGACAACCGAATCTCAAGAGATTTGGTTCTCCGGCGCATTCCGGTATTTCGTTCCTATGCCCGAAGGGGTTATAGGGACGCTCCGGTATGCCGAACAGCAGAGCAATTTGCTGCTCGGAACGCGTCTCACACCAGAAGTGGTGTGGCAACTTGCACCGTGGTCCTGGGCTGCCAACTGGTTCTCCAATGTCGGCGATGTGATCGGTAACATCTCTGCGTTGGGTGAGGACAGTTTGGTTATGCAGTACGGTTATGTCATGCACCATTCCGAAAAGGAACAGTTCATGCACATGACCAGAGCCAGTGCTCCTGGCACCCCCGCAATTGACACTTTCTATCGAAAGACAGTCAGTGTCAAGCAACGGAGGCCTGCATCTCCATTTGGGTTCGGGTCAACCTGGGATGGTTTAACCGCCACCCAATTGGCCATCGCGACAGCTCTTGGTTTATCCAGGAGCAATCTCTAGGCGCCAACCGGCGTCTAGACCACGAGACACTTTTCGTGTCTCTCTTGCAGGAGATTTGCCGATGTCGTTCGCCGATCCACAGTCAATCACCATCAACTCCATCGCAAATTCGCTTCCGCGAATTGCGAGCGGCGTTAACTCCGGCGTCTTTCAGAAAGACGACGGAAACGTCCGCTTGTCGGTGTCCCATTCCTACGGGAATCGGACGCGCCGTACGATGCGAGTTGATCACCGGAAGATTGCCGCTGACCCGCTAATCAGTGCACAGAACATTCAGTACAGCATGAGTGTTTATGTTGTAACTGATCTGCCTGTCACTGGTTACACGGTCTCAGAGGCTCAGGAGGTTATTGACGGTTTCACCGCCTACCTCACTGCTTCTTCTGGTGCGAAGGTTACTCAGTGGCTCGGTGGAGAGAACTAGGACCTTAATTGGACCTTCTTTCTCTGCCTTTCCGCTGAATTCCTTCTGGGACGGGGGAGTAGCTTGCTACTCTCCCGTCCCTGTGGGTGATTGACGCCATCGAACGATTTCGGCTGAGGATAGACCACCCCCTATCGAGGAGGGATCTATGAAAAGCCTGATCGATCTCTGGCAAGTGGCTTCCAACGAGTTGGGAGCTAGATGTGGTGTCAGCACCACCTTGGATCTCAAAAAGCTCCAAGGTCGTGTCGAACACGAAGGGTTATCGTTTTTAACGATAACCTTGCCTTCCTTCGCTTCAGACTTCCAAAAAAGTCTGGAGGCTGGAAAGGTAGGTCCCGACCTCTTTTCTTCTTTCAAGAAGAGAGGCTGTCTCCCTCTATTTCTAGGGGGTTTCATGGACCGTGTGTTCGACCGTAGTGCTGGGCTCTTGCTCGATGAACCCGACATCGATTCCATCTTTGCGATACGTCAACTCACGTTGATGTTCGGAAAGATCCTCCTCCCCTGCAGCGATGCAAGGGTACGAGGCGCGATGAACAAGTTCATCCTGTGTGAGCAGGAAGTCCGAGAGTATGACAAGAAGTTGTCTGACGAAGACCGTGAGGACTTTGCCAGGCTGTCATCTCTCATGTGGGCAGAAGTGTTCTCTGTCGTAGATGAAGCAGTCTACTACGGAGAGATTACTCCCCACCATGGTCCAGGCTCTACTGCTGACCGGCTTCGTGGAAACGCGAAGTTCGATCAGCGGGAATGGCCCGAACGGTTAGAGTCTGTTTTCCCGTTTTTGGAAAACGCTCTCCCGAATAGCAGGTATCATAGCCTGCTAGACCATGTCGACTTCCTCGAACCTGGGACCGAGAGACCCGTCAGGGTCGTACCGGTCCCTAAGACGCTGAAGACACCGCGGATCATTGCGATTGAGCCTACTGCAATGCAATACATGCAGCAAGGCATCAAGGACATGATCTACGATTGCATAGAGAATCCGGAAAGGTATCACTTATCTTTCCCCTTCTCTCGCATGATCGGATTCGAAGATCAGATCCCCAACCAGGATTTGGCTTTGGAAGGTTCTCTGAGTTCAGGGAATCTGGCTACGCTAGATCTTAGCGAAGCATCGGACCGTGTCTCCAATCAGCTCGTACGACTCATGTTGCGAAATCATCCTCATTTGTTTGAGGCTGTTGACGCAACACGATCTCGGAAGGCTGATGTGCCTGGCCATGGCGTTATACGCCTAGCCAAGTTCGCATCTATGGGTTCGGCTCTCTGCTTTCCGTTCGAGGCGATGGTCTTCTTGACCATTTGTCTCGTCGGGATTGAAAGAGAGTCCAAGAGCCAGCTCACCAAGAAGCGTATTCATACGTTTCTTGGTAAGGTGCGCGTCTATGGTGACGATATCATTGTCCCCATAGAATACACACACTCCGTCGTCAACACGCTTGAAGCATTCGGCTTCAAGGTGAACAAAGACAAGAGCTTCTGGAATGGGAAATTCCGGGAGTCTTGCGGCAAGGAATACTATGACGGTCACGACGTATCTATATGTCGTGTTCGCCGTACTTTCCCTGCCCGACGGACTGACGCTCAGGAGGTTATCTCGCTGGTTGCACTCAGAAACCAATTTTACTTCATTGGTCTCTGGACAACCGCGGGATACTTGGATGGAATACTTAAGCGACTTTTGGGTCGCTTTCCTAGTATCCATCCAAGTTCTCCTTTGCTTGGGCGTCACACTCTTCTTGAGTATGAATACTCTAGAATGTGTGACAGACTACATTCCCCTTTGGTTAAGGGCTATGTAGTCAGATCGACACCACCAGCCTCAAAGGTTAGTGGTGTTGGCGCCTTGCTTAAGTGTTTGCTTAAGCGCAGCGACGAGCCATTCGCTGACAGCAGACATCTTGAGCGTCAGGGACGCCCCGTAGCCGTCAACATCAAGCTCGGGATGGAACGCCCGTTTTAATGGGCGTTCTGGAGGAGTAAAATGCTCCTCCAGTGCTGGGGACTAGTTGTCCCTTGCGGGGCCG